CAAACAGCACATATCAGATAACAGACCCACGCAGACCAGAACTTATATCAAAAGTGTATTACGGCGGACACGACATTTTCTTAGACGACACAGAAGTAGCAGAACTAACAGCAGCAGGATACGGAGCGAGCATCACATAATGCCAACATTCAGCCCACCAACAGATAACTTTGTATCACCTGTAATAGCAGGCGAATTCATGAATGGACAATACTTGGCTGCCACAGAACGTTTAGCGAACCAATGGGGTAAACATGTGGCGTTAAGCCCACGTGGACGCAACGTGTTCCTATTAACAAATACAACCATCACCGAGAACCAGCCATCAGATGCGACAACAATCTCTAAAATATATTATGGTGGGCACGCAACAGAAATCACATCAGACGAAGCAACAGCGTTAACAGCAGCAGGATACGGGTCATATATTGTATGAAGCATAGGGAAACACATCCAAATCTAGACGTTGAAGGATGCTTCGGATGTCGGGTCGCTGGGATAAGAATGGCAACAAACAGCACCACATCACGTGGCGCACAAGTCGCAGCAACAAACCAAACTGAACGCAACTGGAAACAAGACTTACCAGCCTACAAACGGCTACGTGCTGACGGTCTACAACCTAAACGTATCGACGGCGCAGCAAACGTGGAAAGGCGTGCACAAGAAAAATGGCAAGTGGAAACGGGCATCCTACCAAATACCTGAACCTTGTCGGGGTTAACATACCGAAAGTTGGGTACGGCAAAATGGTTCAAGGTTTACGTCAAGCGTTATCTAAACACGTTACGTTTGACGACAAAGCAGAACACACAGTTTTCGCTTTAAAACCAAACATGGTTAAAGGCTGGCAACAACAACAAGTCGCACACCTGTTAACAATGTGGGAAACAAACTGGTTACCACTAGAATTCTCAATGTATCTAAACGAATTCAAAACAGTTCTAGTACCAAGTTTACATAACTGGGAACTGTTCTCCGAATACCATGACAACGTTCGAGTTATCCCACTTGCAGTAGACCGTACCATCTGGTATCCGCAACCACGTAAACCAAACAAAAAATTTAAACTGTTATGCGGCGGCTCCGAATGGTATCGCAAAGGCTTAGATGTTGTGTTAGAAGTATTCAACAAATTACAGTTACCTGACGCAGAACTGCACATTAAAATAGTTCCACCGCATTTGTTCGCACCAAAAGATTTAGAATACCCGAACGTTATAGTTCACCGTGAATGGATGACCGTCGAAGAAGAACGAGATTTGGTGTTATCTGCCGACGCATTCATATCCATATCTAGAGGCGAAGGATTTGGGCTGATGCCCCTACAAGCAATCTCCGCAGGGATACCAACCATCCTGTCTGATGCCCACGGTCACAAAGAGTTCTCCGATTTAGCCACCCACAGAATCCCAACCACATCCGTCCCAACAGCCAAAGGTATATGGCAAAACGTAGGCGACTGGGATGAACCAGACCCTGAAGCAACAGCCGAAGCCATCAAAGATATCTACAACAACCGTGACAAATACCGTAAACAAGCCGAACAAACAGCACCACAGACAGAAGCATTTAACTGGGATACATCAGCGAAACAACTGTTACAGATAGTTAAACCATCTGACAAAACTGTGCCATCGGATTGGATAAGATTAGAACCAACCTGTCAGATACAGGTTAAACGTGGCATCAAAGCCACAATCGGGGACCATACTATAGATTTGAAACCGAACGTAACCTATACTGTAGTGTTGAATGTCCGTGAAGTATTAAAACAATCGGGATACCTATTGGAGACACTATGAAAAAGCCTGTATGGGAAACAAAGAACCCTAACAAGAAATCTAAGAAACTTTCACCAGCAAAAAAAGCGGCAGCGAAAGCATCAGCAAAAAAAGCAGGACGACCATACCCGAATTTGATTGACAACATGAAGGCAAGCCGTGGCTAAAACACCAGCGTGGCAACGCAAAGAAGGTAAGAACCCTGCGGGCGGACTGAACGCAAAAGGACGTGCCTCATACAAAGGTGGCACATTGAAACCGCCAGTCAAAGCAGGCGACAATCCTCGACGTGCATCTTTCCTCGCACGCATGGGAAACATGCCAGGACCTGAAAGAGATAGCAAAGGTAAACCAACAAGACTGCTATTATCTTTACAGGCTTGGGGTGCTTCGTCGAAAGCCGATGCACGTAGCAAGGCTAAAGGAATATCCACACGCAACAAGAAAGGCAAATAGTATGCCAATGGTAGGAAAAAAAGAATTCTCATACGGCGCTGCAGGAATGGCAGCCGCTAAAAAAGCAGCCAAGAAAACTGGCAAACCGATGAAAATGAAGGCTAAGAAAAAGAAGTAAATGACAACCGCAGCAGTCGTCATCGATAGGACGTTGCGACAACTTTTATCTGGAACGGTAGAAGCCCGCAACCTACTGACAACAACACTCACATCAGTAAGTACGAGTGTTGTTGTCACCTATGCCCTTGAAGGACTGCGAACAGGTCAAGTATTAGAAATCGACTCAGAACTAATGTACATCTGGGCGACAGACGTACCAACAAAAACGTTGACAGTTCAACGAGGATTCAACGGGACGACAGCCGCCGCGCACACAGCAGGCGCAATCATCACAGTCAACCCACGATTCCCACGGGCACAAGTATTGGAATCAATCAACGACGAACTAGCAGACCTGTCATCACCGATGCACGGACTGTTCCAAATCAAAACATTGAACCAAGATTACAACGGTTCGGACCCGATGATAAACCTTACATCGGTCACAAGCATCATCGACCTATTAACGGTATCAGTCAGATACCAAACAGACGACTATCCTGTAGCCCGCAAAATCCGTTTAGTACGTGACGTACCAACAGACGACTTCGCTTCAGGTTTCGCTATCCGTTTCGACCAAGCAGTATTCCCAGGGCGTCTACGCATCGTCTACAAAGCCGCATACAGTTCAGCGTCAACAGAAGCAACCGACATCAACTCCACTTGCGGTGT